CAACTCTTTTCATTTTTATTTTTTATTTGTAAAATTGCGCTTAAAATCTCTAAATTAATTTTCATACGAGTATAGTAAGTAAATAGTATCTATGGCAGTACCACCGGTAGTTGACTATAGTCGTATGGAAAGACTTAAACCTCCAGAAAGTCAGGTCATTCCCATAAATGCGAACACTTTGTGTATATTTTTAATAATAGCAACGATAATAGGTTTGTATAAGAGGTATATAGACATTAATCAATCGCGTGAACGACGTCGTATTTGATACACTCCTCGGGGTCTAAGTATACGTCGCGTTTCATGAGTTTATTGAACTGTTTCTCGGGTATTTTGGTTTTTTCCATGTACGTTTTCGAAACCATTTCCATGAGTTTATCGCACATTTTCATTTCGTCCTTAACTTCCTCGTATTTCCCCCAGAACCCCGACGTCGATATTTGGTGTATGAGTACGTGTGCATTTTTACCTATACGTCGTTCGTGTCCACCCAAAAGTAGGAACGTTGCGGCCGAACAACACTCACCTTGTGCTATGGTAACGACCTTGACGCGTGACTTCTCGAGTATGTTCATGGCACTTATACCCGCGAACAGATCGCCTCCTTCGCTACACACGTGTACGCGTATGGTTGGTTCGTAACCTACGAGTTCGGCTTTCTTTTTGATAAGTGCGATCTCCAGTTTCTTAAACTCCTCTATAAAATCTAGAATATCGTCGTTGGTTATTTCACCGTGATAAAAGATTTCGTTACCAACGACGCGTGTTATTTTGAATTCTATGTTCATATATATTTTATTTTGTACTATTTTCTTTAATCATTTTTTTAATTTTAGACACTTCGCGTTGTTTCAGTTTGTTTTGTATACCGAGATGGTTCATAACATCGAAATCTTGAGACGTTAATGAATACTCTTTGAACTTCGAGACGTCGCCTTGTTTTGCGTATTCACGTAGTATCATGAACTCGTGATGCGACATTTTCGTGTTAGATCGCGCTTGTATATTTCTTACTTTTTGTTCGCGCATTTTCTGGTTCCCGTATTTTGTCCAACAACTTCCGGGTCGTATTTTTTCCGTGTCGAGAACATTTTTCATGTACATTTTAGGGAGTTTCATGGCGTGTAAAACAAAGTAAGGCATGAAGTCCCATTCACCTTTATAAAGTTCGGTATCGTATTCGTCTGCGTTTACTAAATTACTCATTATCTTATCGTAGTGTTGTGTATCCGAATAGAGGTAATTTTCGTGTACGGAACCCCAAATATGACCGTGTTCATGTATAGTATCTTCTATGTCTATTGTACCGGGTTTACAAAAGAAATCTTCTATAATTTCTTTGGGTGTTTTGAAAATATCTTTTTCGTCTTTAAAATCGAGGTAATTTATAAAGTTTTGGATATTTCCGTCGCACTTTTCGGAAGCTATTTTTGATCGCGGGTGGTTGGGTGCGAGTTTTTGTATGATGTCGGGTTTACGTTTTGGTATGAAAATCATTTTAAAATTCGGTAAAATGTGTACATTTTTTGATGTGACGAGTATTGGTTTTTTTGTGATATGTCCCCCTTCGCATATGGTTTCGATTATACTCTTATAAATAGTATCGGATTCGTAATCGTCTATGTACGTGTATCTATTTGAATTTCTTATCGTACTTAAATAGATTTCTTTTTTAGTTAAAACTTCATCATACAATTCTATACTATTTGTTTCGTCGAAAACTTTATTCAGTATAAACGTTTTTCCTACACCAGAAGCCCCACACAAAAATATATTGGTACCGTTTTCTAATAGAGTTTTGATTTCGTTTATTTCTTTTTCGTGGAGCGAAAGATTGTCACTCTTTTTTTGTTTGCGTATTGTAACGAAGGCGTCCATGTCCGATGAAAATGAAAGTGGAGAAAGTGATCTCGCTACTCAGGCTTTAGATATTATTATGGAAAATAACACACTCCAGAAACGCGTTTTAGACCCTTTAAAAAGGAAACTTTTCCCTTACCTGTTGTGTATTACAGTCTTTAACCTTACTCTTTTTCTGATGGTGGCATACCTTGTGAATCGTCTTTCGGTGATTCTGTAATGACTTCCATGAGTTCAGTTCTTCGTCGAAGTTCTTTCATGAGGTCACCTTTCAGACTTACGAGTCCCTTATCTTTTAAATCCGATATTTCGTTTTTACGTTCCTCGATTCGTTCTATATCGGATTTAACGGTTTTCTTTGCCGATACCGCGTTGCCTCGTATTTCATCGAGTTCTCGTTTGAGTTCTCTTTTTGCCGTACCTGTTACTGCATCTTTGAGTTTGGTCATGACCGTATTTTCGGCGATGGCTCTGAAAGGCATGATGGGTTGTATGTGCATGATTTCGGGTTTGAAGAACTGGTTATCGTCTGGGAATTCCCTATCGAAATCGTCGATCATTTTTTTCGGGACGTTCGGTGATTGTTCGATGAGTCTATCGTATTCGTTCCTACAATTCTCAACCATGGTCGTACCGTCTTGTGTTCTTTCACCCAAAGGTAACGTGAGTTCGAGACGGATAGTTCTCGAGAGTTTACCGTACTGTACCGAAGCGACGCGGTGACCTTCCATGAGTTCGTTGATTTTGAGAAATTGCATGATCGTAGTTGCAATGGCGGTGATTAAGTTCAAGCCACCAATTGCTGAAGGTACGTACGGTTGAACCGTGGGTGGAAACGTTTCCTGGGCAAAGTTTGCCGTACCGGTTATCGTACTTAGTATGATGAGAGGTATCGTGAACTTCATGCTCAATTTTTTATACATGAGGTACGATTGGTAATGCATGTAACGATAACACGCAGCGGCTTCGCCCCAGGACTTTAATATTTTCTCCTGTTGTGGATGCCATATTTTCGGGAGTTTCTTTTCTTTGTCCATATTAATAGAGATGAACATTATATTCTTCATTCATTTAGTGTTTTTTATAACCATGCTCGTTGTTCCGTTTATGAAAAATCGTCAGAACCTCGAGTTTTATTCTTTACTCGTCCCGTTCATATTTTTCCACTGGTCTGTAAACGACGATACGTGTGCTTTAACACAAATGGAGATGGCCGTAACTGGTAACAATAAGGAGGAAACGTTTTTTGGTCGAGTTATGGGTCCTATATACAAAATGGACGATACGGAGGCAAACAACTTTTTAAAAGCTGTGTTTTTTGGTCTTTGGTTACTCGTTCAATACAGGCTCGACCGTATTGATTTGAGACCACTGTTTAATAAAAAATAATAGTTTATATAAATGAAAAATAAAACGAAACAAAAATTAATACTCATTGTTTTTTTGGTACTTGTTTCTGTCATAGTGTACCAAATGCTTAACCCGGTCGTTGTTAAAAAACAAGTTCCCGTTGGTGTACCAGTAGAAGTACCTGTTCAGATTCCAGTAGAAAAAGAGTATAGAAACCCACCAATTAAGGAATATAAACCTGGGTATGTTCAACAAATGGGTGTTCTCGTGGGCCCAGATGACGAAACTTTACCACTTTTCGGTAAAGAAGTTAGGGGAAGACGAGATAGGTACCATTATTATACGGTAACACCCGGTGAGCAAGTATATTCACTTCCAGTGACCCACGGCGATCGCGACTGTATGGACGATATTGGGTGTCAAGAACTTTATGGTAACGAAACCGTTTCCGTTTTAGGACAAACGGGTTCGTTCCAGACTAAATTATACAGAACGGATAACTTTTTTTAATTATTCTTCTTCCTTCTTTTCTGGGACTATAGCCTTGTATGCACAATTTCCCATTGTTATGGTTTGTGAACACATAGAACAACACACACACAACAATAATAACAGCAAAGGTGGTGATTTTACCGGAACTATTGATATAGGTCTATATACAAAAAAGAAACAACACAAACAACAGCACAAAGTTGAAGCTAAATTACCCAGTGAGCAATTCGACATTTATAGTAAACAAATAAAATTATATTAGGTAATATAAATGAAGATTGAAATTCTTAAGAATGAAGCAAAACGTTTAGGTCTTCGCGTGACTAAAAAAATTAAGGGTAAACGCGTTCCTTTAACGGAAAAGGAACTCAAAGCAAAAATAGAACGTAGACGATCTCCTTCTTTAGAAATACAGGTTCGTAATACGAAAAAACTTTTACGAACGTGTAAATCACTATTGAAAACTATGGAGCCAAGTGTTCCGAGAGCTCCCCGCGTTTCGGTAAAGAAAGTCGCACCACCAGCCCCACCAGCCCCACCAGCCCCACCAGTACCACCACGTCCCGTGAAACGCGACCCACGTGCAAACTTAATGACGGCTTTGAAAGCAAACCTCGAAAGACGTGGTATTAGACAAAAGTTAAACCAAATTTCTTAGACATGAACTTTTTTGCACTTTCGAGTTCAGGGTGACTCCATAAGAGCCATCTCGACCAGAACCCCGCGGTATACAAACCTGATTTCGTCCAGTTTTCTTTATCGCTTCGTGTAACATCAAGCATGTTTTTGTGAACGAGTATGGGATTGGTTTGTTTTTGAACCATGTGTGGTACAAACCCACCATGACGCGTGACGTAGGAACGCATACGTAACGGGTTCTTGTGTAGTGTATAATCGGAGTACCCTTTAGCCCCGAAATCGACTATTGTATCGTTGTCAAACGTAACTCTAAACTTTTTATCGTAACGCGGACTTTTTCGTAAACGAACACGCATGTGTACTATAATTATTGAACATATTTATTTTGTAATCGTGTGAGCGTGTAGTGGTGATACAAATGAAGTATACCAATAAGTATTGAAACGTAAACCGCGGGGTTTTTCCTCGCTTTTCTGTTCATGAGAATGAGAATGAGTGACGTGAGAATGATGAGCGTTGGTAAAGTGAACAAACCAATTTGAACATTCGTTAATCCGAGAAACCGTTTATCTAACGTATCGATTTTATCGTTTTGTTCTGGTGCGTAGCATTCTTTTCCTTTATAACCTGGCATTTATTATATACACACAAAAAAAATGTGGTTTCTCGTGATACCATGTATCCTGTTACTAAACGATTATTGTAAAAACCCTATAGATAGACTCTATTTTCAGAGACCTTTACGACCTTTGGTAGGTATACGAAACTCTATCGTTGATTTATTTTTTTATAAACCACACTATTCAGTCGACGATTTTCCGGGCCTTTGGCGTGTTCAAAAACACTTTTTCGATATAAAAGACGAATACGATAGGTTACACAAAAACGCACAAAAATGGTATTTCCACGATCTCGATTCTTGGTTCGACCGTAACGAAAATTACTATTATTATAAAATACACGATTTTCCGAGCATATACGCATTTTTAAAAAGTATACCGTGTGTTGATCATGCCATGATTGCAGTCATGGAAGGACCAATGTCTATACCAGCACATCGCGCCGAAAGCAATTTACAGTTACGGTACCATTTAACACTCGAAGGAACGAGTGTTCTCGATACTGAATTCGAATACCACAAACACGAACCGGGTGAATATATACTGTTCGATCACGCGAGGTACCATAGCGTCGATAAAACTGACGAAGGAAAACGCGTTGTATTGATTTTAGATATTAATAGGTTTTAATCTAAAGGTGTTTCCGACACACCGCTTTATACGTGTTATGATCACCAACGAGTTCGAGCTCCTCGTTTTGAACAATACGTTTCGTAAATGGACCGTGTGTTCCGTCCATACACTCCATACACATCGCCGATATTTTGAACACTTTATCGGCGAGAGGTACGCAATCTATGAGTTCGCCAAACTTTCTCTGTTTATAATCACCATCGAGACCCGCGAGTAAAATTGTTTTACCCGAATCGAGGACTTTTTCAACGAATGTTTTTAGACCCGTAAAAAACTGCGCTTCGTCTATGGCTATAACGTCGACGTTTGAAAAATCTATTTCGTTGAGATCGTTCGTTTTTATACAATCAAAGCGAATATTATCGTGAGTACGTAAAACATCTTCGGAGGCACGCGTATCCTTTTTCGAGTTTATAACGAGAATTTTTTTACCTATGACGCGGTACCTTTTTAAACGCCGAATGAGTTCGGACGTTTTTCCGGAGAACATGTTACCCATGATAATTTTCAGACTCATGTTTTTTATTAGATAGTTTATTTCTTTATGCTTAACGCGTGTGTTATTTTGGAAAGATTAGTTTCTATGTTTGATATTTTATAAGCCGTCATTTCTGTGTATACGAATTTATTGAAATACCTCTTTTTTGCGTTAAAAACGCGTCTTTTGTATGAATGTCTTAGTTTTTCGTTGGTTTTATATTTGCCCATATCTATTCTTGCCTGTTTTATGGTTTTAGATGTCTCGTACCCTAATTTTTTTTGTCTAATAGCTAAAGCTATTAAAAAATTAGATGAAAGACCTACACATATACCCGTGGTATTATATCTTTGTAAATATGGACCTTTATAGATGAACATTTCTGAACAGTTTAGCATGTTTTTTAATTTTTGAAATATAATATCTGAAAACCGATTTGATTTTTCACCCCATGGATCGAAACAATAAAGCGTGTTATCCCATTTAAAAACGGATATACAATGATTTTTATGAATTTCCGGGATAGTGGTAGATTGACCACTATAATCGTAAACACCTATTAAAATTCCAATCTTTTCCTCGTTCACAACTTTTTTTAATTTTTCTAAATCACTTTCGTATTCTTCTTTATAAAAAGCGGAAACTATTTTTATTTTTTTATCGGGTATTGCTTTTCTTATTTTTCTTAGAGTGTTTTCGGATACGAATTTATAGAAAGCTTCGAGTATACGTTTTTTATACGATGGGTTTGGGTCTGAGTTATTTCTTTTTCTTTTATCGCCCATTCTTGATATACACGAGTATTTTTTTCCTGATATAAAGAAATGGGTAGTATACTATATATAACATGGAAACACTTAGAATTAAACGATTAACACTTGACGCAACTTTACCGACACGCGCATCCCCTGGTTCGGTTGGTTACGATTTGTATAGTATTGACGATATGACTATAAACGCGTGTGAAAGAGGTATCGTGAGTACGGGTATTTGTGCTACTATTCCTAAAGGTGTGTACGGACGTATTGCACCAAGATCGGGTTTGAGTGTAAAACACGGGATTCAAACGGGTGCTGGTGTTATCGATCCGGATTACACGGGTGAATTGAAGGTTATCTTGTTTAATCACGGGAGTGAATCCTTTGAAATTAAACAAGGCGATAGAATCGCGCAATTAATTTTAGAAAAATGCGAAACGCCTCTTATTGAAGAAGTTGATGAATTAAAAGAGACGAAGAGAGGTGATAGAGGTTTTGGATCATCGGGTACGAACTAAATTAGTTACCAAATGCGACACCACCCATACCATTCTTAATCCTGAGAATGTTATAGTTGACCGCGTAGGCTCTGAGTGCGGCTGGAACATCACCCGAACCTCCCCCGTTTATTGTAATTTTGGCGTTATCTATTCTTGAAAAGTTTAAGGAACCCGTTGGTTGAGTTTTGTTCATGGTAAGACAAAATGGCCATGTAGTAACTGGTTCAGTATTGAGTGCTTCTGGAAGTATGGAACAGTGTCTCGATGGTACGACTTTATTGTGGTATTCGTACGTCATGTTTTCAAAAAGTGTAACACCATTAATGTACATGGACGCATCCGTGAACGAATATTTTGTAGCATGATCTTCGGCGCACGCAATGTGTATAGCTTTAACTGGATGGTTAAAATATGTTAAATCAACGGACGTATCTGTTTTAGACATTGGTTGGTATTGTGTTTGTGTAATGAGAAGTTCGTGTTCGGTATTTGCGAAGAATTCGCGTTCTTGTGTGTCGAGATAGACGTAGGAACCGTACACTTTTGGTGTGGAGCCTTGAGTAAATTTGGGGTGTAATTTGATTCTAATTTCAACTTCGTGGTATTGAAGACCTACGAGTGGCAAAGATTTCGTCCAATCTTCACTGAAAAAGAATGGAATGACGTAACTTCCTGTACTGACGTTAAAACCTGGGTTTATCGCTTTATAGGATGTTGTCGCACACGAAGCTTTCGCTTGTGATTCGTTATAAAGAACGTTGTGTACACCGGCAACGAAAAGAGAATCTAATTTAGTCACTTCTTGGCCACCAATCCACAAAGAAAATTCGGTTGGTGTTGTGCTCGAATCAAACAAACTTGTATTAACATTTTCTGACCTATTTATATCCGTGGCTTCAATCCATACGTAACTTAAAAGGTCACCTTTAGATCGGACTGGAATAACAACTTCGTTATTAGCGCCGAATGTACCGATATAGTCCATTCGTTCGGGTTTGATGGCAAAGTTCGTGTGACGTTTATAGTTTTGTCTAAAAAAAGAGACTTCTGGATCACCCGTGATATAGACATCCTGGGCACCGACTGAGACAAGATCAATCAAAGCAGCTGACATATTTACTACTATACTATATTAAAAAAATCGGGCGTTAACGTGGTAAGATAAAAATGGTTGTTTTTCAGGTACTCACCTGGGAAACACAGGATACTGATGAGGAACACTTGGTTAGTATTTTTGGTAAAACGTGCGAAGGTAAATCTGTATGTGTCACAACAAGTTTTACCCCTTACTTTTTCGTGAAACTCCCTAAGAAAATGACGTCTTTAGGCGTTCGTAATTTATATACAAAAATAGATAAAGCGTGTCCTGAATGTTTAGTTGGTTACGATATTGTTCAAAGTAAAGACGTATGGGGGTTTCAAAATAACGAAATGTTTGCGTTTATGCAGTTAAAATTTAAAAACTTAGCGTCGCGGCGTATGGTGAATGGTAGATTAAAACGTATTTTGCAAGATGAACCCGTAAAACTGAAAGTGTACGAATCTAATCTCGATCCTGTTCTGAGGTTAATGCACAGAACGGGTATACAATCCACTGGCTGGATGGATTCTGGGGATACGTGTGTACGATCATATCTCGCGAACGTAGATATAGACTTGTTCTGTAACGATTGGAAAACACTTAAACCCGTTGATATTCCCGAAACGGCACCATTTGTCGTTGCGTCTTTGGATATCGAGTGTAATAGTTCCACTGGTAAATTTCCTGATGCGGACGTTGAAGGCGATGCATGTTTTCAAATTGCTATTTCACTGGCACATTTTGGTTCGGAAACACCTTACGATAAGACGTGTTTGTGTTATAAAAATACAGATCCAAAATTGGAAGGGTGTACGATTAAGAGTTACGCAACGGAACGCGAAATGCTTATGGCGTTCAAGGAGTACCTTATTAAAAACGATGTCGACATTATCACGGGTTGGAACATATTCGGTTTTGATTTGGAATATATAATTAAACGTGCTGTTATTACAAAATGTGATCCATCGTTTTACGAGTTGAGCAAACTTAAGAATCATACGTGTGAACTTACGTATAAAAAGTTATCGTCGAGTGCACTCGGTGATAACGATCTCAAAATTTTACCAATGCCCGGTCGATTTATTTTCGATTTATTCCACGAAGTTAAGAAAGGGTATAAACTCGATTCGTATAAACTCGATAACGTTTCGAAACTGTACCTTGGTGATAACAAAATCGATATGCCTGCAAAAGAAATGTTTGCGCGTTTTGTTGAAGAAGACCCTGTAAAGTTGCGTGAAGTCGCTGAATACTGTATTAAGGATACGTTGTTACCACACAGACTTTTAGCAAAGTTATGTACACTCATAAACTTACTGGAAATGGCAAAGGCAACGTGGGTTCCGTTATGTTACTTAGTCGAAAGGGGGCAACAAATAAAAGTGTTTAGTTTATTAACAAAAAAAGCGCGTGAAATGGGATTCATGGTACCAACAATCACTTGGGGACAATATTCCACTGATGGATACGAAGGTGCAACTGTTCTCGAAGCACAAAAAGGTGCGTATTACACACCGATTACCGCCCTTGATTTCGAGGGTTTGTATCCATCGATCATGATGGCACATAATTTATGTTATTCGACACTCGTTATGGATTCTAAGTACGATAACTTACCCGGTGTAACGTATGAAATGTTCGGGTTTTATAAGTTTGCACAAGGTGTACCGAGTCTTTTACCGAGTATTCTTTTGGAACTCAAACAGTTTCGTAAACAAGCTAAAAAAGATATGGCAAAATCAACGGGTTCTTTGAAAGAAATGTATAACGGTAAACAGTTGGCGTATAAAGTATCCATGAACTCTGTGTATGGTTTTACGGGTGCGGCAAAAGGTATGTTACCGTGTGTACAAATAGCTTCTACGGTGACGTTAAAAGGGCGAAGCATGATTGATGAAACAAAGGCGTACGTTGAAAAGAATTTTCCGGGCGCAAAGGTAAGGTACGGTGATACCGATTCTGTAATGGTCGAATTTGATGTAGGAAATCGTAAAGGTATGGACGCGATAGAGTATAGTTGGGAACTTGGTGAACGCGCCGCGGACGAATGTACCAAACTGTTTAAAGCACCGAATAACCTCGAGCTCGAGAAAGTGTATTGTCCGTACTTTTTGTATTCAAAAAAGAGGTACGCCGCGAAACTTTGGACAAAGGGAAAAGATGGGAACATGCACATGGATTATATAGATGTTAAGGGATTACAATTGGTAAGGAGAGATAATACACCGCACATGCGTGAAGTGTGTAAAGAACTTCTCGATGTTGTTTTAGAAAGTAGCGATACCGGACCACCAAAGGCGCTCGCTTTACAAAGGGCTATAGAACTTATCGAAGGTGATGTACCAAACGAGAAACTTATTCTTTCGCAACAATTGGGTGATACGTATAAATCACAAAATTTATCGCACGTTCAAGTTCGTAACAAAATGCGTGAAAGACAACCTGGCTCGGAACCCCAATCGGGTGATCGTGTACCTTACATTCTTCTCGATACGGGTGATCCAAAGGCAAAAGCGTACGAAAAAGCTGAAGATCCCAAATACGCAAAAGAACACAATTTAAAAGTGGATTATAATTATTATTTTATAAATAAGTTTTTGAACCCCGTGTGTGATTTAATTGAACCGCTTTTCGAAGATCCAAAAGAGGAAATATTTGGTGAACTCTTAACGCGTGTTAAACCAAAACGGAGACCGAAGAAGAAAGTAGAAGATGAGGGACAGAAAAAGATTAGCGATATATTCAAATCACTTAAAAAATAGGTACGAATGTTACGTAAGATGTCAAGACGAAAGCCTACACTTAACGATGAATTATGTATGGCCGTACAAAAAGTTTTAGATAAACGTTTGGATATGGACGAAATAAAATATATGAATCAGATAGAATTTGCTAAGATAATATCTGACGTTTACCATATTAATCTAAAACAGTTGTGTAAATATTTACCAAATTCGGGGAAATTTTGTAAAGGGTACAAGAAAGATGGTAGTCCGTGTACCGGAAAAGCAAAATTAAACGGTATGTGTAACAATCACATGGATCAAAAACCGGGTAAAGAACCAATAGAAATGACCATGTTAAATAACGAAAGTATAAAACATACGCACACATTTCTCGAATGTATATATAAACCGGGGTGTCCGGCGTGCGAAACTTCAAAAAAGGGCTTTAAAGATTTGCGTGGTATTATGTAATAATGAATAAATCGGCTATTCTACTAACATCGATTGATACTTTTTATAACATACCTGAGAATAGAGCTACGCTTTTAGAAATTTTGAATAAAACGGGTGGTATTTCCTTACGCAATCTTGAATGGTTCATAACGAATTATTCAAAGAAAAACAATTTAACGTATACAACAAAAGATGGTAAAATTTTTAGTGTACACTGTGCATATAAATCGAGTTTAGATGGGTACAGTAAAAAATTATTCGATCCGTTTTGTCGTTCGTCTAAGATGACGTATACTGTTCCGGGGACATCTGATGAAATACACACAACGGTGGCGCAGTTGAATTTCATAAGATGGTGTATAAAAAATAATATAATCGAGTATATTCGCGAAAACAAAACCACTTTATTTTCTAAACAAGTGACATGATACCATTTTCAAAAACAAATGTTTGGTATCCTACGTAATACAAGTGTAAAGTATAATCACTTGTAAGTCCTTCTTTCATGGTGACTTCTAAAACTGTCCTGTTAGACTGTATCTGACTAAAATCCAACATTCCCGATGGTTCTACATTAATTGGATTCATCGAGAATGCGTATGTATAAATACTTCTAAAAGGTCTCGATAATCGACTCGTAAATGGGACAACGTATTTGAAATATTTATGATCGCTATCTTGTATGTTTGGTAAATCTTGACCGTTTATAAATATTTTAGCTTTTACCATGGGTGCGTTATAAAATTCATTCGATATAGAATACTCCGAACTCGATGAAAAATTGTATCTGTTTGCGAAAACGTTTGCTGTTAAACTCGTACCACCTTCGTATGTTTCTTCGTTTTCAAACGTTTTTTGTCTGAGAAACCAATTCAGTGTTTTAACGGGTATCTTTGGTACAAGTTCCAATTTCGCGTTTCGAGTTCCGGTTAATATATCTAAAGTAGGGTGTTTTTTAACTATATCGGTTACTAAAACGTGTCTTTTA